GTAGGATTCTTTTCAATTTATACCCTTTTCAATCAGAAGTACTACATTTATTTAGAGACCAGCAGTATATTATTACTTTAAAGTCTAGACAGTTAGGTATTTCAACTTTAGCTGCTGCTTATAGTTTATGGTTGATGTTATTTCATAAAGATAAAAACGTATTAGCATTAGCAACTACACAAGCAACTGCAAGAAACCTTGTTACAAAAACAATGTTTATGTATGACGAGCTACCTAAATGGTTGAAGCTACCAGCAGTAGAAAAGAATAAATTATCACTCAGACTTAAAAACGGTTCAAAAATAACAGCTAAATCATCTAATGCAGATGCTGCAAGATCTGAAGCAGTATCGTTATTATTAATTGATGAGGCAGCGTTTATAGATAATATTGCAGAAACATTTACTGCAGCACAACAAACCTTAGCTACCGGTGGACAATGTATGGCTCTATCAACTCCTAACGGAATTGGTAACTGGTTTCATCAGACATGGGATAAAGCAGAAGCAGGTGATAATTCATTTTTACCTATAAGATTACCTTGGACGGTACATCCGGAAAGAAATGAAGAGTGGAGAGAGCAACAAGACAGAGACTTAGGACCTAGGATGGCAGGACAGGAATGTGATTGCGATTTCTTAGCATCTGGTGATACAGTATTTGAACCAGAAGATCTAAGTTTTTACGAACAAACATACTTAAAAGAGCCTGTAGAGAAAAGAGGTATAGACGGTAATTTATGGATATGGGAACAACCAGATTACTCTAAATCTTATATGGTCGTAGCAGATGTCGCTAGAGGAGACTCTAAAGATTATTCTGCATTCCACGTTTTTGATATAGAAACATGCGTTCAAGTGGGGGAATATAAAGGAAAATTATCTCCTAAGGATTATGGAAACGTACTAGTAGCTATAGCAGCTGAATACAACGATGCACTACTTGTAGTTGAAAATGCAAATATTGGATGGGCTACAATAGAACAGATATTAGAAAGAGAATATAGGAATTTATACTATAGTGCTAAAAGTCAAATGGATACTGTAGAATCATATATGACTAAATACGAAAGAGATCAACTAGTTCCAGGCTTTACAATGTCGGTTAGAACAAGACCATTAGTAATAGCCAAAGCAATGGAGTATGTACGTGAAAAAGCTGTTACAATACAGTCTAAACGTACTTTAGGTGAGATGAGAGTATTTGTATGGAAGAACGGTAAACCACAAGCACAAACAAACTATAACGATGATTTGCTTATGGCTTTAGCAACGGCACTGTATGTTAGAGATACTGCATTAAGGCTAAGACAACAGGGAATGGACCTAGCCAGAGCACAATTATCATCATTTACTAACCTCAATGCAAAAAACCAAGCTGTTATATCAACAGTTGCTTCCCAAGGAAATAATCCGTATATTGTTAAAACACAACACGGCCAAGAAGATATCTCTTGGTTAATTGGATAAACCATATTTATAAATAAACTGTATAGATGGCAGATACTTCACTATTTAAAAGACTAGGTAGACTTTTTTCTTCCGATGTAGTAATAAGAAACATCGGAGGGGACCAACTTAAGGTTGCCGACGTAAATCAGATACAAACCACAGGTAGGTATCAAACTAATTCTTTAATAGATAGATTCTCAAGACTCTACATCTATAATAATAAGAATATATTCAACCCCAATCTGAATTATCAGACACTTCGTATACAGTTATATTCTGATTACGAAGCAATGGACACCGATCCACTAATTGCTTCTACACTAGATATACTAGCAGATGAAGCAACTCTCAAGAATGACATGGGAGAGGTACTTTCCATTAAATCTTCAGATGAAAATATACAAAAGGTACTTTACAACCTATTCTACGACGTACTTAATATCGAATTTAATTTATGGTCATGGACTAGAAATATGTGTAAATACGGTGATTTCTTCCTAAAATTAGAGATTGCAGAAGAATTTGGAGTATATAACGTACTGCCTTATACTGTTTACCATATGACTAGACAGGAAGGACTTGACCCAGAGAATCCTGGTAAGGTTACTTTCCAATTAGATCCAGATGGATTAGCTTCATCACAGGATCCTAACTATATGCCTAAGAGTAACAAAAAGGTAGTAGAGTTTGACAACTACGAGATAGCACACTTCAGACTAATATCAGATACCAACTACCTACCTTACGGTAGATCTTTTATCGAACCAGCTAGAAAGATATTCAAACAACTTACTTTAATGGAAGATGCGATGTTAATACATCGTATCATGAGAGCTCCTGAAAAGAGAACATTCTATGTTAACGTTGGACAGATACCTCCTAATGAAGTTGAGCAGTTTATGCAAAAGACTATCAACACGATGAAAAAGACACCGTATGTTGACCCTCAAACAGGAGATTACAACTTACGTTTCAATATGATGAATATGATGGAAGACTTCTACCTACCGGTTAGAGGAGGAGATACATCAACAAAAATAGAAACTACTAAAGGATTAGAATACGACGGTACAAACGATATAGAATACCTTAGAGATAAGATGTTCGCAGCATTAAAGGTACCTAAAGCATACTTCGGTTACGAAGGAGACTTAAACGGTAAAGCAACCTTAGCAGCAGAAGACATTAGATTCGCCAGAACAGTAGAAAGACTACAGAGAATAATGGAATCTGAGTTAACAAAGATAGCTCTGGTACATCTATACACTCAAGGGTTTAAAGGTGAGTCACTTACCAACTTCGAAATTAGTCTTACCAACCCGTCTATAATCTTTGAACAAGAGAAAGTAGCATTATTAAAAGAAAAAGTAGATTTAGCATCACAGATGTTAGATACTAAACTATTCCCTACAGACTACATATATGATAATATCTTTAACTTATCAGAAGACCAATATATGGAAATGAGAGACCTTGTAACTGAGGATAAAAAGAGATTATTCAGAATTACACAGATAGAAAACGAAGGAAACGATCCTGCTAAATCAGGTAAGTCCTACGGTACCCCACACGACTTAGCGTCATTATACGGACGTAGACAAGGTGATCAAAAAGGTATGCCATTTGGTAAAGTACCTCCTGGATACGAAGACGATACACCAGGTATAGGGAAAATAGGACCAGAAGGCGGGAGACCAAAAATTAAAGCATCACACTACGGAACAAATGACGGCCTAGGAGGAAGAGATCCTCTTGGAAAGCATGGTATGGAAGGCGGATTTGACTCTGATAACGAAAACGTTAATGAACAGGACGGTACAGCTAAAGTAGATAACACACTAGCTAGATCACTTTTCTATCAAAATAGAGACATTTTCTCTGAAAAGAAGCAAATTATCTTTGAAAGTAAGGAAAAAGAAGAGGATAAGTTACTTGATGAATCACAAATCAAGGATTTAGATAATTAATCACTATTTATAAAGGTAAGGTGTACTTCGTGTACAACAAAACAATAGAATAATGCGCATTAAACACAGTAAGTATAAAAATACCGGGCTAATATTTGAATTGCTAGTCAAGCAGATTGCAGCAGATACCTTAGATAAAAAGGACTCTGCAGCTGTAAGCATTTTAAAAAATAACTTCACAGGAAGAACAGCTTTGGTACGTGAATTCAAATTGTATGAATTTATTCTCAAAAACAAATCAGTATCACAATCTAAAGCAGAGTCTATTGTATCGACTATTATCGAGGTAGCTCGCACTATAGATAGAAAGGTACTTAAAAAACAAAAATATAGTCTAATAAAAGAAATAAAAGAAAGTTACGACTTAGATGAGTTCTTTTCTATTTCTGTTAAAGACTATAAACCATTAGCAGCTTTGTTCTGTTTGATGGAAGCTCATAAAGTTACTGATGTAATAGATCCTAATTTTCTAGTCGATAATAAGACTACTATATTAGAACACCTAACTAAAGAGCAACAAAACAAAAAATTAGTAAGAGATACGTTAATCGAAGAGTATTCAAAATACGATAAAGATTTAAAACTTCTTACATTCAAAATACTATTAGAGAAATTTAACTCTAAATACGGTACACTACTTCCAGAACAGAAAAATATATTAAAAGAATTTATTACTTCAGTTGATTCATCTACTAGATTGAGAAACGTAGTTAATGAAGAATTTAAGAAACTAAAATCTGTTCTTGATAAAATAAAAGTAACCGTAGAAGATGAAATCGTTTCTATTAAGCTACAGGAGATTACAAAAGCAATCAAGCCAGTAGCTAAAACAAAAAGAGTAACTGATGATCATCTTGTAAATATAATGCAGTATTACGAATTGATTAAGGAACTAAAGTTACTATGAAAGTAAGCGAGCTTAAGGAACTTATTAAAGAAGTATTACAGGAATTGAATGAACAAAGTGCTACCAATGCAGGTGGTGCTTCTTTTACACCCGGTACTGGAGCGCAATATGCGACTCCTAATGCTTTTTCTAAGAAAGGAAAAAAGAACAATGCAACTAAGTATGCAGAGAAGCTTGGGTATAAAGTAGCTAAAACAAAAAAAAGACCACATAACACAAAAATGTTTGACTATCTAGATGAGAACAATACAAGAAAAATATAACGCAATACTAGAGGGTAACTTCTCTAAGTCTCAATTTGTTAAAGATGCAAAGAGAGAATTATCTCAATTTCTATCTCCATTTAATGGATATGAAGATACAGTAAGTATTCTTAAAAGCAAAGGAGTAATATTCGAAGCTGCAAAAAAAGAAGTACCGCACTACGATAAACCAGAACCTGGTTACTCTATCGAAACTATCGAAAGAGGAGTAGATTACGAACTAGAAGGAATGGGACTAATGTCTCAAGAAACAGTATCAGAAGAGGACTACGCTAAGGCAAAACAAAAAGCTGAAAAGAATCTGAAAAAAGATCCTAATCACTACTTACATTTATTAGCAGGAGAATCTAAAAAAGTAGACAAACATGATCAAATGGTTCCAGTAAAAAAGAACAACCATGTAGATACTATTAATGGGTTAAAGAAAGCTGAATTAAGAGAGGATATAGACCCTACGTTAGATCCTTATGAAGATAGAGGAGAAATACTTAAACAAGTAATGTCTCTTTTAGTGAGAGAAAAAGGAGCAAGCAGAGAAGAACTTAAAGGCTTTATTAGCACTCATATGGAAGACATATTAAATGCTCCAGATGATGCATCTATTGTGGATGAATTCGAACATTACATATCTGTTAACAACGATTATGTAGACGAAAAGAAAGGTAAAGACCATGACGGAGATGGAGACATCGACTCAGATGATTATATGATGGCTAAGGACAAAGCTATTAAAGGAGCAAAGAAGGAAGGTATACATGATAAAGATATTTTATCAAGACCTATTTCTAACCCTGCTGCTGGTGACTATAACATGCCACCTGAAATGGCAAAAGACCACAATGATGATAGATCATATTCTGCAATAATATCAAAATATAGAAAACAAATTAATGATCCTAGTATATCTGATGAAGAATTAGAGTACATACTAAGCGGTTCAGGAAACCCTAG